CCATCCTGCCCCTCTCCCCTGCTGAGACAGGGGTAGCGGAAAAACAGGCGGCAGGGTCTTGCAAAGAGGGCGGCGAAAAAATAATAAAACCTCCCGCAGCAGTGGTGCGGCTTTGGCAGAGCCGAAGGGCGACCGGTTCGAATCCGGTGTGCGGGTTGCAGAGCCTCCTTTCTTATACGCCCCACGACAGATGGCGCTTTTGAGAGCTGCGAGACGGCCGAGCGTCCGGGATGCAACAATCCGTGCCGGTGAAAATCCGGCGACATATGGGGCGCAAAGGGAGCGGCGAGGTTATGGCCGCGGCGGTGCAAGCCCGTCACGTCCCGGCTTTTGATCGTCCCCTGCCGTCCGGGGTCTCACAAATAGGCGGCTTGCAAAAACGACAGGCGAAAGCCGGAAAGGATAGGGAGCATGAAACACAAGGTATTTTTAAGCCCGAGCGACCAGACGCGCAACACCTACGCGACGGGCGGTACGTCGGAGGACGTGCAGTGCGGCAGGATCGCGCTGGCGGCGAAGGCGGCGCTGGAACGGTGCGGCTTTGAGGTCGGCCTCTTGCAGTATGCGACGATGGCGGAGAAGTGCGCCGCGTCGGATGCGATGGGAGCGGAGCTGCATGCGCCGATCCACAGCAACGGTTTTAACGGAAAGGTCAGCGGCACGCGGATTTTCTACTACGCAGACGGCGGGGAAGGCCAGAGAGCGGCAAAGGCGATTCTGGCGCGGCTCGGGCCGATTACACCCGGTGCGCCGGACTTCACGCGGGCCTATCCTTCGCTTTACGAGGTGCGCGTTCCGAAGGCTCCGGTGGCGTACATTGAGACGGATTTCCACGACAATCCGACCGTCTCTGACTGGATCATTGCGCATACAACGGAGATCGGCGAGGAAATCTGCCACGGCATCTGCGATTATTTCAGCGTTGAGTATATCGCGCCGGAGGGCAACGCCGAGGACGCGCTGCAGGCCGAATTTGAACGTCTGCTGCGGGCTCATGAAAAAGCGCTCGAGGATAACGACGCGGGCAAATGGAGCGAGCAGGCGCGGGCGTGGGCGATTGCAAACGGCATCGTCAACGGCATCGGCACGCTGCCCGACGGCTCGGTCAACTACGCGTGGGAGGCTCACGTCACCCGTGAGCAGATGGTCACGATGCTGCACCGGTTCGCACTGGCGACCGGGCTGGCGTAATGGAAGGAGGGAATGTCATGAAGAACTGGAAGAAATGGCTCAAGGCTGCCGGTGTGCGTGCAATCAAGACTGTGGCGCAGACGGCGGTCGGCGTGATCGGCGCGAGTGCGCTGATCTCTGAGGTCAATTGGCTGACGGTGGTGTCGGCTGCGGGCCTTGCCGGAGTGGTAAGTCTGCTGACGAGCGTTGCCGGTCTGCCGGAATGCAAGACGGAATAACACGCGAAGGGAACTTAGGAAATAACAGGCGACCATACCTGTTGAATTTATCACCCGCCGACCATAGCGGGGGAAGGAGAACGTATGTTTTACGTAGCTGACGACAACGAGAAGGACATTGACTTGTCTGAGACCGAAGAATTGGAAGACACGGACGACCCGGAAGACGGCGACGAGCCGGACGACGGGGAGGACGAAACGGACGACAGCGCAGAGGACGACGGCGCTGACGAGGACGGCGACGAGGACGGCGAGGCCGACGACGGAGAGCCGCAGGACGATGACGGTGCTGCGGACGACGGAGAGAAATTCCCCGTGAAGTGGCTCGGCGAGACTAAGGAGCTGACCAGGGACGAAGTCATCCAGTATGCACAAAAGGGCATGGATTACGACCGCACGAAAGAAGCGCTTCATGCCTTGCGCGAGGAAGCGGATGCACTGCGGGCGTTCAAAACCGAGCATGAAGCGCAGATCGAGGAGCTGACGGCCTATCTGAAGGAAGCGGGCAAGACCAGCTTGGGCGATGTGCTGGACGATCTGCGGGTCAGCGAACTGATCGGCAAGGGCGACAGCGCAGACCTTGCGCGGGAGAAAATCCGCGCGGCTCGTCTGGAACGGCAGTTAGCTGCCAATGCGCAGCGGCAGACCGAGCAGGACGAGGGCAAGCGGAAGGCACAGGCTGACCTTGAGGCTTTCCAGAAGGAATACCCGGACGTGAAGGTCGACGAGGCGCTGCTCAAAGAGCTCTGCGACGACCTCAAGGCGACGGGGAACCTGACCCGCGCCTATGAGAAGATGCAGCGGCGAAAGCTGGAAGCGGACAATGCTGCGCTGCGCAAGCAGATCGAAGCCGACAAGCAGAAGGCCAGCAACAAACGGCGCACGACCGGCAGCCAGAAAAGCTCCGGCAGTGTGTCGGGCAAGCGCGACCCGCTGCTGGCGGCGCTTCTCTCGGACGACTGATGCCATGCCCTTTGCTTGTACCCGCTGCGGCGGGATAAGACGAAGGAGAATGATTTATGGCAGTTATCAATCTGAAGCACAACTACGCGAAGGGCATTGAAAAGCGCTTCGCACATGATTCCGTGACGGAGGCTTGCTTCTCGAAGGAGCTGGACGTCGAATTCCACGGCGTGAAATCCGTGACGGTTTCCCACAACGGCCTTGCGCCGGTCAACGACTACGTGCGCAGCGGCGACAACCGCTTCGGCACCGTCAACGAGCTGGACGACTACGAACAGGAGTTCGTCATGACGCAGGACAAGTCGTCCACGTGGTCGATCGACGAAGGCAACCAGAAGGAACAGTACAACCAGAAGCAGGCCGGCCAGACCCTGAAGGAGCAGTGGCGGCAGGTCTACACCCCGATGATCGACAAGTACCGTATCCAGAAGTGGGCGGACGGTGCCGGTGTGGTGGAGGAAATGACCGCCGCTCCGACCAAGAGCAACATCATCGAGACGATGCTCGGCATGGATATCGCGATGGACGATGCCGGCGTTCCCGAGGAAGGCCGCTTCTTCTACGTGCCGTCCACGTACTACAAGCTGTTCCTGCTTTCCGACGAGTTCCAGAAGGCAGACGCGCTGCTCATCAAGGCGCTGGGCAAAAAGACCGTCGGCACGCTGTTCGGCAAGGTCGCGGTCAAGTGTGTCCCGCCCTCCTGGATGCCGACCGGCGTGTATCTCATGGAGGTCTACAAGGGCGCTGCCATCAGCCCCGTGAAGCTCCAGAAGCTGCGCGTGCTGACCGAGCAGCGCGGCATTGACGGCGACGTGGTCGAGATGCGCGTCATTTACGACGCGTTCGTGCGCGGCACGAAGGCTGAGGGTATCGCACTCAAGGTCAAGAGCGGCACGGCGGTCGCGACCCCGACCATCACCTTCGCGTCGAACGTGGCGACGATGGCCAGCACGACCTCCGGCGCGACGATCGTGTATACCACCGACGGCGGCGACCCGCGCTACAGCAAGCACGCGCTGGTCTACAACGCTGATAGCAAGCCGACCATTGCCGCCGGCGCGACCGTTCGCGCGGCAGCGAAGAAGAACGGCATGTTCCAGTCCGGCGTTGCGGAAGCGAAGAACTCTTAAATCTGATAGCCCCGGAGCAATCCGGGGCTATTTCCAAATGAGGTGAATTATGGCAATCAACATTCTTTTATGCGTGATGGGGCTGCTGCTTCTGGCAATTGTCTATCTCGCGGGGAAGCTGAACAGGCTGGAGCTGGTGCAGCGGCGGCAGAACGCCGACATGACGCAGCAGCTGCTGGAGCTGGAAACGGGCTATGACGACCGCATCGGAAGGCTGGAGGAATCGACCGAGCTGGACGTGTTGCGGGAGGAGGTCGTTGCGCTGCGCAAAGAGGTTGAAACGCTGCACAAGCAGGTGGACGAGGCGATTTTGCCGGACGATTCCGCCGCCCGTAAGGCAAAGGAGCAGATCGACGCGTTCAATGCGGGCGTATATAACATCCTGTCCTACCACGGCAGGCAGCGGAAACCGGAGGTGACGGACGATGACGAAGAATAAGAAGCCGACGGTAGAATCCGTCTGGAAGAAATATAACCGCGGCGTGGAGTTCAAGCAGCAGCTCGGGCTTTACGACACGGTGCAGGAGAACGAGAAGTTCTTCGTGGGGGATCAGTGGTCCGGCGTGCAGGCAAACGGGCTGCCGACACCGGTGTTTAATTTCATGAAACGCGTTACGATGTTCCAGGTGGCGACGATCACAAGCGACAATATCGCCGCGCGCGTGACGCCGCTGGTGGCGACGAAGGATCGCAGCAAGCTGGAGCTTGAGCGGATCGCGGCGATGGTGAACGACCAGCTTTCCATGGTGTTCGAGCGGAACAAGATCCCAGCGCTGCTGCGGGTGTACGCAAGAAACGCAGCGGTGGACGGCGACAGCTGCACCTACACCTACTTTGACACGGACGTTCAAAACGGGCAGGACGTGCCCGGCGAGATTGTGACGGAGATCATCGAAAACACGCGCGTCCACTTTGGCAATCCGAATTCCCGCGACGTGCAGAGCCAGCCGTATATCATCTTCTCCCGTCGCCTGCCGCTGGAGGATGTGCAGTGGATGGCAGAGGAAAACGGCTGCTCGGAGGCAGAGATCGAAACCATCAAGCCGGACGAGGACAGCTTCTATTCCGAGATGGACAGTCTGAACGACCGGCGCGTGACGACGCTGCTGTATCTGTGGCGCGACCGGGAGACCAAGCGCATCCACAAATTCGAATGCACTCACGACGTGGTGATCTCCAAGGACACGGACACCAAGCTGACGCTGTATCCGGTGACGTGGCTGTGCTGGGACTACATTCAGGATTCCATGCACGGACAGGCCTCCATTACGGGGCTGATCCCGAATCAGGTGTTCATCAACCGCCTGTTTGCAATGACGATGATCTCCCTGATGACGACGGCTTACCCGAAAATCATTTACGACAAAACACGGCTGCCCGGCGGGTGGGATTCGCGCGTCGGCGCGGCGATTGCCGTCAACGGCGGCGACGTGACGAACATTGCGAAGATTATGGACCCGGCGCAGATTTCGCCGCAGATTGCACAGTTTATCGAGCTGGCGATCGACTACACGCAGAATTTCCTGGGGGCATCCGATGTTGCGATGGGCGATGCAAGGCCCGACAATACGTCAGCTATCGTTGCATTGCAGCGAGCGGCGAACACGCCCTTGGAGCTAACGAAGCAGAATCTTTATCAATCCATCGAGGATCTGTGCAAAATCTACCTTGACCAGATGCGGGCGTTCTACGGCACGCGGGTCGTGGAGATAAAGGGCTTGGAGAACGCGATGGAGCAGCCGTTCGGGATTCCGATGGAAGACATGACGTTTATGCAGGAGTTTGACTTCTCTACGCTGAAGGACTTCCCGACGGCAGTACGGACGGACGTCGGCGCGTCGTCGTACTGGTCGGAGATCGCATCGATGCAGACGCTGGACAATCTGCTGATGCAGGGCAAGATTGGGCTGGTGGAGTATCTGGAGCGCGTGCCGAGCGGGTACGTTTCCAAGCGGCAGGAGCTGCTGGACTGGGCAAAGCAGCAGCAGACCATGGCACAGATGGCGCAGATGGCGCCGATGCAGCCGGAGCAGGCTCCGGAAGACTTACCGATTCGCCCCGGCGCCGGCAACGGCGCACTGCAACGGGCAATCGCCAATGGAGGGACGTAAATGAGCTTACCGAAAATGACAACGGCTGTGGACAACATCTCAAAGCTGGACACGCGGCCAAACGCGGTGAACGGTCTGACCGCAGACGAATTGAAGGCCAAATTCGACAAGGCGCCGGAGGACATTAAGAGGTTTCTGAACGAGGTGCTGATCCCGGCGCTGGACGGCGCGATCACGCTGGATGCGCTTGGAGCCGTGCCGGAGACGCGGAGGGTCAACGGGAAGGAGCTGAATTCGGATATTACGATCGATGCGGGGGAGATCCCGGCTCTTGCGCCGGATCTGTCGAAGAAGACGGCGCAAGAGCTGTTGGACAATCTTGCCGATGGGGTTAGCAAGGCCGTCCCGAAAACGCGGAAGGTCGCAGGTAAAACGCTGGACGCCGATGTGACGCTGGACGCTGCAAGCATTGACTACGCCGGAGCGATTTCCGGCGCGGCGAATGTCAAGGAAGCGCTGGAGGCGCTGAATGCCGAAAACGACGTTGCCGTCTTTAGCGCGGCACTCGCAGGGACAATAAATCCGAGCATTACGAGCAGCGCCACATTTGCCGAGATTGCCGCTGCATATGACGCTAAGAAGCAGGTGCTGTTGCAGGTCACGGACAAGCGCCGAATGTACTCAATATTGCCGTTGGCGACTTTTGTTCCCGATTTGCGAGCCGTCTTCTTCCGAGCCGATGCGAACGGCTATTATATGAGGGTGACACTGTCTTATGATGCATCGAGCCAATCAAACAACTGGGAATATGCGTCAGGGAATATAAATGCCGATGCTGTTATATACGGTGGGAAAATCGGAGCAGAAACAGCAGACAGCGTCGCAACGGCGCTGGATACGTTGGCGGTCGGCAATCCGCTTGATATGACCGCTGACTACACGACGAGCGGGGCAACAAGCGTGGAGCAGTGGGCGACGATGGCAGCAGCGCAGACGGAAACGGAGGGCGCCACACGTCCCGCGCCGAAATATCGCGTATCGGCGGGGCGATACCACATCGCCGACAAGGACAACCTTGAAGCGTATGATGTGAGCATCCTTGACGTGCCGAGTGATACGGGGCGCGTCGTGCTGATAAAGCAGATTAACTCCGATCCGTATTTGTATTGCAGCGTCTACACTGCAACTGCCCCGGGAGCGACGGCAACTAATGTTTTCTATCTGTCAACAGAGGAGAGTTTGCTTGAATTCGGTGACGGGAAGGATAGGCTGCTGCCGGAATACAGCGATAAGGTGGCAGGAGGAGACTACGATAAATTCTTACAGCTCACGCTGGTCGGTCAAAGGGTGTTCCCGCGGTGGAAGAGGCATGAAGCAAAGGACATCTCGTTTCAAAATAGTATGACAGAAATGGGACGGGCTTCCAACGTCGAAGAGGCATTAGATGAACTTTATGCGGCCGGAACCCTCGATGCGACCGAGCTTTATGAAACCAGCGGCGCAAACAGTGTAGTTGCCTGGGCGGGCATGGCTGATGTGCAGGACGCAACAAAGTATCGTGTGCCTTCCGGCACATATCGTGTGCGCGATGTCGTTGGTGAAGGGACTTGCATAGAGCACATCGTCACGATCACTGACACGACGTATGAATGGGACAATGGACAGTTCTTCCGTTACCGCCAAGTGGAAGATAAGTACTGCGGGGATGAGCCGTGTATCATCGTTGAATGGAATCAATTTGATTCCCCGGGAGAGAAAACGACATCACTTCGCTATTACGGGGATGACGAAGAATTTATTGTTAACGGCGTGAATAAGCAATGGCTGCCGGAAGTCACTAATGCAGACAATGGGAAGTGTCTGCGTGTTGTAAATGGTGAGTGGGCTGTTGTTGATTTGCCTACCTATGACGGAGGTGTGTCATGAGCGTATCGATCAAGTATAAGGGCAACGAGATAGCGTCCATGACCGAGGACGGGACAAAAACCCTCCAAACCAAGGGAAAATATTGCGAGGACAACATTTCCGTTACACAGACGATACCGTCGGGCGGCGGCGGGGAACAGCCTCAGTTGCACGCGCCAAGTATAACCGTTTCCGGGACGGTACTTAATATCGAAAATCCTGCCGGAAACGGCGATTTTGTATCATCTTTTGGGGTCTATCTTAATGGTTCGCATTTTGGAGATACACAGGCTATATCGGTTGATTTGTCATCAAGAGATTTAATCCCGGACACCGCAAATATACAGGTGACGGCGAAGGGAGAAAAATTTATCGAGAGTGAAAAATCAAATAATATTTTGTATAGGCAATTATATAATATCGGCTTTTATGATGGCGAAGAAAAGGTGGAATCAGAAAAAGTCGGATATGGGTTACTGCCAACTGCGCCAACAATTACAAAAGTCGGATACAAATTAGATGGATGGTATAAGGAGGCGGATTTCAGCGGAGACGAGGGGATAACCCCTGTTGTATCCGACCAAGATTATTTCGCAAAATTTATAAAGGCGTTATACTTGCAAGATTCAGGGAGAACGCAAAATATTGCTACCGATGGATACATTGTAATTTCTCCGGATGGTAAGTACGCAGCATTTGTATACAAATACACGTTATACGTCTACGATTTATCCGTGAATCCGTATGTTTTGGTTGGGACGGCGGTTGTGGGTTCAGAAATTTCCGGTTATGGCGCTTGGAATGTAGCATGGATTAGTAACGAAACGATTATTGCATCTGGACATTATGCTGGAAATGCAACCGGTATTTTTTATGACGTTTCGCCCTCGGGGGTTGTAAAAGGAGCCGGCGCTTTCCCGAGCGGATATGCGGTGCTTGGAATAGGGACCATATTTGCCCATAATAACACTGTTGTATGGCTGCCGTTTACTGGGTCATCCTTGTATGTTTTCGATTCGACAACTACCACACTTACTTTTATAAAGGAGATTACGATTCCACAAAGGAAAAATCAAGACACGATGAACGCTGGTTTCGTTGGGAATTCGGTATTTTGTTATTTTGGAACTGTACTCACCTCCAAATACTTGTATTTTGTGGATTTGGAAAACGGGACTTATATTGAAAAACCGATCAATGGTTCCTCCCAATGGCTTTCGACAAATGCAGAACATGCCGTCATTACTGATAGCAGCAACGGGCTCGTGTTTGTGGTGTATGATGCTAATGGGACACAAATAGCCACAGCAACGCATGCTATGAGCAACACCGCAACAACCATAATTACTGACGACGATAAGATTGTTTGTTTCAGTGGCACACAATTATTAGTATTGGATGCTATAACCTGCAATGTAGTTCAAAGCGAAACACTCGATTTTACTGCCAAATATCGAGCGCTCGCCGCGTCACCACTATGTGATAAAGTGTACTGCGTTGATACTAACAATATTTGGCGTGAGTATTTTATAAATAAACAGTAAGGAGGAGTGTTGACGATGAGAGCAAAAAGAGTGTTTTTGACCATCTTTACCATCTGCCTGATCCTGTTTTTCGCCGGCGGTACGCTGATTAACCTGCTCCCGCCGACGGTCGAGCGACCTCAGGTGCTGGCACGGTTTGCGGAGCTGATTGGCGAGGATGCCTACGCCGAGCTGACGGACGCCTACGATATTAAATTTGTCCCGGGCAATCCCGAGGACGGCGAGATCATCCCCGCACTGCATGAGATCCGCATCAGGGATGCTACCGATCGGCGGATGCTGATCGCGCTCTGTCACGAGTGGGGGCATTACGTCGCGCTGCGGGATGACTTGGCGCACGACGCAGGATACTTGGAGCTGTTTCGCGGGCATGAGCCGATCTACTACGGCAACTACGACATGACGGCGACCGCTTACTCCGACATCAATGAGTTTTGCGCATCTTATATCGGAATGTGGGCGTTTAACGGCGTCCCCATGCCGCAGCAGGGGGTGGATGCTCTTGAGTGACGCAATTACCACGGCGCTGATTGCCGCCGGGGGGACGGTCCTCGGCGCGGGGCTGACGGCGATCGGGGCGTATGTGCTGTATTGGCGCAAGCATAAGGACAGCCGAAAGGACGCGCAGGAGGACAAAAGCGACAACGTGACCAAGGCGCTCCGGTATCTGATGCTGTATGTGATTGAGGAGCGCGGCAAGGAGCTGGTGTGTCAGGGCTATGCCACATTCGAGGAGCGCAGGAGCATCCACCACTGGCACGATCTGTATCACAAGGGGCTCGGCGGCAACGGAGACGCAGACCGGCTGATGGAGTGCGTCAACGCGCTGCCGTATGAGGAGGGAACGGAACATGATACGGGAATATGAATTCGCGGCGCTGGTGTACGACGAGGAGAAGCACGAGGTGCGCTGCGCGGCGTGCGGCAAAGTCATTGCGCCGTCGAAGGTCATTTACAAAGCCAGCGGGCGCTGGGTCTGCGGGAAATGCCTGCCGGGCTTTGGAGATGCGCCGACACAATGCACACTGTGCTCCACCGCAAAGGCAGCGGCGGAACGATAATTGAAGTGCCAGCGGCGGGCAGATGTGGGCATCGACCCCTGCGCACAAGGGAAGGAAGGATGTGATGTTGGTTGGCGAAGCAGAAGGTGAAGCCGAAGAGCAGTCAACTACAGATCGATTTGGGCAGACCGAATTCGGAGGCGCAGAAGCGGTTTTTTGCGTCGCGATCGAAGTATACCGCGTTCGGCGGTGCGCGAGGCGGCGGCAAGACATGGTGCTCGATGCGCAAGGGCTTGGGCGGGGCGCTGCAATACCCCGGCATTAAGATCCTGTTCATCCGGCGAGAATATGAGGATTTGCGCAACTCCATCATTGAGCCGATGCTGGCGATGCTGCCGCAGGGCTTGGCGACCTACAACGCAACGCTGAACATCATCTACTTTCTCAACGGCTCGACCATCAAGTTCGGCAACATGCCGGGCTACGGCGCGGCAGTCGCGGGCAAATACCAGGGTCAGGAATACGACTGGATCTTTATGGAAGAGGCGACGCAATTCACAGAGCAGGAATTTCGCGGCATGGGCGCTTGCCTTCGCGGTGTCAACGAGATTCCGAAGCGGTTCTATCTGACGTGCAACCCCGGCGGCGTGGGGCATCACTGGGTGAAGCGGCTGTTTGTGGACGGGAGGTTCAATCCGGGCGAAGACCCGGAGGACTACACCTTTATCAAGGCGACCGTCGAGGGCAACGTTGACCTGATGGAGGCAAACCCCGACTATGTGCGGGCGCTGGAGCTGCTGCCGGAGGACATCCGCAACGCGCACCGATACGGCGACTGGGACGCGCTGGGCGGGTCGTACTTCCCGGAATTCCGGCGGGGCTGGCACACGTGCGCCCCGTTCCGGGTTCCGGACGAGTGGGCAAAGTATCGGGCGTTTGACTACGGTCTTGATATGTTCGCCTGCCTCTGGGTGGCGATCGACTTTTCCGGCAGGTGCTGGGTGTATCGCGAGTTTGCGGAAAAGGACCTGATCGTGTCCGGCGCGGCGGAGGCGATGAACGCGGCGACGACGGCAAGAGAACGAATCCAATTCACCATTGCGCCGCCGGATATGTGGAACCGGCGCAACGACTCCGGCAAGACTGCCGCCGAGATTTTTATGCAGAACGGCGTCGGGATCGTGAAGGCCTCAAACAGCCGCGTGCAGGGCTGGCTGGCTCTCAAGGAGCTGCTAAAGCCGATGCCGGACGGAAAGCCGGGGCTGATCATCTTTGAGGACTGCAAGGGGCTGATTGATTTTATTCCCGCCTTGCAGCACGACAACACAAACCCGACCGACTGCGCCAAGGAGCCGCACGAGATCACGCACTTGCCCGACGCGCTGCGGTATTTCTCCGTGATGCGGACGATGCCGGCCATCACACAGCATGTGTTTGAGGACTACAGCGAGGAGGACGAGCGGGCGGAAAGCTACGACGATGTGATGCGCGGCGGGAAGCCGACGGCAAGCTATTTGTTTGCGTAGGAGGTAGAAAATGGCAAGTATTCGAGGGTCGGTCAAGCAGACCGACGTGAACTATTCTAAATTTCTGGGGCTTTATGAAGCGCCGGACGGCGACACGCAGATGAAAAACGGCGTTTCGCCGGAGATGGAGAACTTTCAGGTGACGGAGAGCTTTCACCTGAAAACGAGGCCGGGCATTGTGCCGTATTTTATCGACGGACACACGGCGGGGGGGCTAAAATGCTGCGCGTATTATTCCGACGAGGCCTTTGAATTCGCCGTGTTCGGCAACCGTGTCTACTATCGGATAACAGGAGCAACCGCGTGGAATGGTCTGGGAAGCGTTGCCCTAAACACGGTTGGGAATGATCTGCTAAAAACCGCCCCGCGATTTTTTGCGTTTGGGACCAGATACTATCTTGCGACGGGGATATATCTTTACTGGTGGCAACCGGGCGAACTTGTATTCTCTGAGGTCGTAGGGTATGTCCCGCTGGTCGTAACCGGCGCGGCACCGAGCGGCGGCGGTACAACGCTCGAGCGCGTGAATCTGCTGACGAACCAGCGGCGGGCGCAGTATTCCGCAGACGGGACAAGCAAGCGGTTCGTGCTTCCGGAGAAGATTGAGCGGCAGGAGGGGGAGACGCTGATTCTGTCCGTAACGGTGGACGGCGCGGCGGTGACGTGGACGGAGGTCAGCACCGAGACGGCGAACACCTACGCGGCAGAGCTGGCGACGGCACCGGCAAAGGGCGTGAACAACGTGGAGATCACCTATCAGAATCCGCGAGAGAACAACCGCCGGAGGATCGAGCGCTGCACCTACTCTGAAAAGTTCAACGGCGCAACGGATTCGCGGCTCTTTGTTTACAGCGGCGAGAGCAACATTATTTACTACAGTGAGCCGACGCTCTCGGGCGAGGTCACAGGCGCTTATTTTGCGGCGCTGAACGAGGTTAAAGTCGGGGATGCTTCTTCCCCGGTGACGGCGCTGCAGCGGCACTACGGGCGATTGATGGCGTTTAAACCCGATGGCTGCTATGCGGTGGCATACGACACGCTGACGCTGCCGGACGGGACGGTCACGGCGGGCTTTTACATAAGGGCAATGCACCGTTCGCTCGGCTCGGACGCTGTAGGGCAGGTCAGTGTGGTGCAGAACTTCCCGCGGACGTTCTGCGAGGGCAGTCTGTACGACTGGAAGCAGACGGCGAGCTATTATCAGGACGAGCGCTATGCCAGACTGGCTTCTGCGCCGGTGCAATTCAGCGCCCGCGAGGCAAACGCGTCGAAAATTTACCTCTATGACGATGATTTGCGACACCGGTTCTACTGCTTTTTGAACGACGACGCCGGGACGGTGCTGGTCAACGCATATGAACAGGACGTTTGGTTCAAATATACAGGCTTTTACAGCGTCTTTGCCGTGGGACGGCATGGCGGGAGGATGATTCTGGCAATGCGGGCCGGCTCGGACGACGAAAACGGCGTTTACGGTCTGTATGAGCTGTCTGAATTGCACACGTATGACTATATCCCGCAAATCGGGAGCACGGACGGAGGGCTTTCCGTCACAGGATATGAGCGCAGACCGATCTCCTGCCTCTGGGAGAGCGGGCACATGGACTTCGGGCGGAGCAACACGCGGAAATACAGCTCGTATATTTGGGTGACACTGAAGCCGGGGCGGCGCGTGCGAGCATGGCTGACGGCGCGGAGCGACCGGAGACCGAGCTACGCCGAGAAGCCGGTGGAGAACGCCGTGACCGGTCTGTTCGACGAGACGGATTTTGCCGACTTCACGTTTGAAACCTACGAGGTGCCGCGGGCGCGGCGGCTGAAAATCAAGGTCAAGAAGTTTGTGTTTTACAAGCTCCTCATCCGCTGCGACGGAGGAGCGGAGACGACCGTGCCGGAGATCCCGGAGAGCACGGACGGGGCGGTGACGGTGCTGTCCGTTGACCAGAGAGTAAGGTTTACGAGCGATGCGAAATAAATGGAGCCGCTGCGGGTGGGCAATCCCTCAGTCAGCCTGTTGGCTGACAGCTCCCTTTACACAAGGGAGCCTTGGATAGGAGCGCCTGCGGCGCGGAAGATAAGGAGATGACGAGATGACGACTGGACAACAGGTTTTTGACATGGCAATCCATCTGATGGATGAGCAGAACGAATCGAGCGGCGCGACACAGACGGCGGATACGAAGGAATATCAGCTGCGGAGCGTGAATCTGATCAATGTGCTGCGGCACGAGTGCTTCTCGCGCTCGGACACCTTCCGCGGCGGGGAGAACGGCAAGCGCGGCATCTGCGTAGAGATCACGTCGCTGGACGACGCGCTCGATCTCGACGACGCGGTGGCGCAGGGCGCCCTCCCCTACGGCCTTGCAAGCCGCCTTTTGCTGGGAGAAAACGACGTGCTGGCGGATTTCTTTGAGCAGAAGTTTCAGGAGATGCTGCAAAAGCTGGGCAATTCCTGCCCGGCGCAGTTTGAGAGCATTCCGCTTTACTACGGATTTTGAGAGGTGACAAACGATGGCAAACAAGGGAAAACTGATCAATGACCCGAACGAGACCGCAAAGGACGGGAACAACGCCTCGCAGAACAAGGAGCGGAGAACGCTGGACGCGGTCGTGCCGCAGCCGGGAGCGCCGAGCCTGACCACGCAGCCGGTCGCACCGCAGACAAGCATTGCTTCTGCCTCGCCGGTCAGCAGCCCATCGCAGCAGAGCGCTCCGGCAAGCTATGACGCGAACACGGACTACCAGGCGAAGATCAACGAGGCGGTAGCTGCCGGAAACTACGGCGCGGCGGCGGAATATGAGCGGGCGCGAAACGCGAAGATTCAGGGGCAGGGGCTGGGCTATGACCAAACCCACCTTTACGAATCGTATCTCCCCGGCGGGAGCAATTACGTCTCCGACCTTTTGGGGAAGGTAAATCCGAACGACCCGAGCAGCATTTACGGCGCGTATCGGGAGATCATCACACAGCCGGGGCAGGTTACGGATCTGAGCGAGTATCTGCGGCAGATGTACGACGCAAATCTGAAGGCGCAGCAGGCAGGGCTGGAGCAGGAATACGCCGGGTACAATGAGGCCCTCGACGCACAGGCGAAGAAGGCGGAGGAAGCGGCGCAGCAGGACATGACCCGCGCAGCGGTGGAATCGCAGCAGGCGCAAAAGGCATGGGCTGAGGCACAGAATGCCTACGGTCTTTCCAGCGGCGCACAGGGACAGGCGGCACTGGCTCGCAGCAACCAGCTCCAGAGCGACGTGACGGCGATCCGGACGGCACAGCAGGCGGCGCTGGCAGGCATTGAGCAGCAGCGGACGACCTACAAGCAGCAGTATGAGGCGGCGCTGCGGGAGGCAGCGGCAAGCAACGACTACCAGCGGGCGCAGGCGCTGTATCAGGAGGCGGTGCGGCAGGACGAGGCCTTGAAGGCACAGCAGGCGCAGATCAACGAATGGGCGCTGGGGTATCTTTCCAATCTCGGCAGCGCGGCGAGCTATCGCGGCTCGGGCGGCGGTTCCGGTGGATCTGGCGGCTCTGGTGGCTCCGGTGGCGGCAGCACGCTTACGATGAAGGATATCGATGCGCTGCGCGATCTGGCGCTGCAGGGCGACACGGCAGGGGCGCTTGCCAAAATCAACCTTTACGGCGGCGTGACGGAAGGTCAGTGGGACTACATCTGGGCGGGGCTTGGCAATCCCTATGACAGCACAGGTGCGCCGAGCGGCTACGGCGGGGGAGCAACGCCGGGGCGGCAGCACGGAGGTATTGTTTCCAAGGAACGAGATGCGCGGCTGAACTAAGGAGGGCTTATGAGCAACGGTGGGGAGCGATTCAAGGCAGAGCAGGAGCAGCAAGGCACCGCGGGGAATTCCGCGGGCGCTTCGCGCCCCGGCAATGACAACGGCTTCGCGGAATATCAGCGGAGAAGCGCGCAGCGGCAGAGCGGACAGAGCGGCAGCTCGCGGTCGTGGCAGCGGTATTTATGGGAAACGCAGGGGATTCGTCCGACAGCCTCAAATGAAGAGGTGTACCGGAAAAGCGGGATGGACGCGCTGCGGAAGGACGCGCACACGCTGACGGGCGGTCTGACGCATTATTTCAAAAATAAGCATACGGCAAACGCCATCGACCCGCAGTACCGGCAGAAGACGCGGGCGATGCTGGACGCGATTGCAAACGAGCGAAAATACTTCGACTATTACAAGGACAGCTTTACGGCGGAGGATTTGCAGAAGTATACGGCAGAGCTGGACGAGTATGAGGCACAGCTCAAGACCTATGACGGCTACTTCGGCAACGGCTACGGACGCGCGACGGACAAGAACTCCGCGATCTGGGGCTCCGGCTACTCGGCGCTGTCAAGCGGGCTGACGAGCTTTGACAAGGACGTGCGCGGGCTGATGCAGGGCAGCAGGGTCGTGACCGACGAGGCCAAGACGGATCTGCAGCGCAAGCAGCAGGCACTTTCCTCCCGGCTTTCGGCGACGAAACGGTACATGGAGCAAAACGCCGCGCTGTTTACCCCGCAGGAGCGCAAGCAGTGGCAGGATGAGTTTTCCCGGTACGAAAGCTATCTGAACGGGGTCGGGTCGTATCTAAAGAGCGGGCAGCTCGGCATGACGAATCCGCTGACGGGCAAGACTGTCCCCGTGCCGAACGGCGGGCTGACGCTTGAACAGGACAGGCAGCAGCGCGAGGCGGTGCAGCAGAAGATCACAGACGTGATTGACAGCTTTTCCAACGCGGGCAGACTGGGGATTACGGCGAAGAATGCGAAGGAGATTGCCGAGGGCTCCCGCAGCGGCGTAGAGCGCGGAAACCGCGAGATCGCGCGGCTGGAACAGCAGCGGGCGGAGCTGGAGCAGCAGCTCAAGGCAATGCCGGATAGCGAATGGCAGGCAAGAAATGCGCTTGTGCAGCAGATGCAGGCTCTGGACGGGCAGATCGAGACGGCGCGGCGTACTCTTTCCTCCACAGAGGAGCGGGCGAAGGCTGCGGAGGCGGTATATTCGTTGGAGCAGCGCGGGCAGGACGTTTTGACAGAGCTGGAGTCGGCCATGCAGCAGGAGCAGGCGCTGAAGGAGCAGCTGAAGCAGGCGCGAATTCCGAAAGGGCGCCGCGTCGGAAACGAATGGGTCAGCGAAACGGCGGACGATGAGGAGCTTTCGCGTCTGGAATATGAGCTTGCAAAAGCCACACAGCGGAGGAAGCAAGCAGAACAGCGGCAAAGGGCGCTTTCCGATTTTTCGGCGGCTGCGGATTATTATAAGTATTACTCGCTTAAGAATAATGAGGATTTTGAGGAGAAATCCCGTCCGCTGCCGGACGTTTACAAGCACAACCCGCACGGGGCGTCCGATTGGCAAGAGTTCATAGCTCATCACGCCAGTATTTCGTCTGACGAGATGATGCAAAACCCCATCTATGGCTATATCAATGGGATGCAGGGTCGGAAGGATTCCATCAAGAAGCACTACGCAAGCTATAACGGCGAGCAGGACAGTCTGGAAAGCTACGACTACATGACTGCCGACGAGAGGCATATCTTTAACTACCTTTGGGCGACCGAGGGCGAAGCGTCTGCGATGGCTTTCCTTGACACGCTCAAGCCGACGCTGGACTACCGGCACGGCTCGGCGGATGCAGAGGAGGACAATTTCTTCCTGATCGACTACCTATGGAACCCGATGCAGAGAGGCTTGCGCAATACGGTGCGAAATGTGGAATCCTTGTTCACGGGGGAGGAGCTTTCCACCCTGCCGTGGGAATATGAAACGGCAATCCGCGCAGAGAATTCCAACTGGTTCGGGCGGGGCGTTATCAACGCATCGTCAAGCTTCGGGCAGATGCTTCCGGCCATGGCTGCGTCGATAGCGACCGGCAACCCGGCAGTTGGCGCGGCGGTGACGTTTGCGACCAGCGGCGCGGGGGCGTATCAGGAGGGCCTGCGGCAGGGCATGACCGAAGGGCAGGCACTCGGCTACGGCGCGCTGGTCGGCGGCGCGGAGGGCTTCCTACAGACCCTCGCGGGCGGCGTTCCCGGTCTGAAGGGCGTGCTCCCGGAGGTTGTTGGCGAGCAAATTGCCGGGAAAATTACCAACGCATTCGGGCGCTGGGCGGTGAAATTCGGCGCGAACATTGCAAGTGAGGTGCTGGAAGAAAACGTTCAGAATTACCTTGAGCCGCTGTTTGTGACGATGCTGACCGGTCGGGATTACGAAGCGCCGGGCTGGGAGGAATTCGTGGACACGACGCTCTCGACCCTGCTTCTGACCGGCGCGACGAACCTTGCGACTGCCGGTTCGACGCTCAAAAATGAGCGGGCCGAGGTGGAGCAGATCAAGGCGGCGCAGGCGCAATTTGCGTTGGCGGCGCTGAGCTTTGATGAGAGCAGCCCTGTTCATGCGATGGGCGAAAAGGTCGCGGCGGCACTGGATAACAAAAAATTCCTGACCGGGCAGGAATTCCGCGCGATGCTGCAAGAGGCCGGGGCAGATCAGGCGACAGTCGATCGCATCAACAAGGGCGCCTTTACGGCAGAGGATGCCGAGCAGGTCGCGCAGATGGCACAGGAGGCGGCAAAGCGACTTCGCACGGAGCGCTTCGAGCGGAACTACACCGAAGGAACCGAAGCATGGAGTAAGGAACGCGCGAGTGCGGCGGCGGAGGTGCTTTATCGTGTCTGGAACGGCGAGAACGTGCGCAATGCCGACATTCAGAAGCTGCGGCTGAACACCGAGAAGGGTGCGGCGGTGCTACAGGACGTGCTGGGCGTTCCGGTCGCAAGGGCCGGGAACAACAACGTCGCGGCGAATCAGACCTTCCGGGAGGCGGAAATGTCGTACCGGATGGCAAGAAGCACGGCGAAATACGGCGAGGCGGAGATCAACTGGAAAACGCTGCCCCCGACACAGGAGAGCGCGGACGCGATCATGGTGCATCCGGAGGCAAAGACGGCGCTGGAGGAAATCCGCAACAAGCCGTTCGCCGGAACCTACGCCGAGCAGACGCGGCAGATCATGCAGCAGCTCAGTATCTGGTGGGCGGCAAACGCGTCGCGCTTTACGCCGGAGGCGGCGAGCCTTCAGGTGGAGCGCTGGCGGGCAGAGCATCCGCAGCAGACGGAAGCACCCGCGCAAACAGCAGATGTGAACGCACAGGGCGCTGACGTTTCTGATCAGGCGCAAGCATCTGCGGGGATGGAAGCGCAGCCCGCGCCCCGTGTTGACATTACAGACGATGGGAATTTCCGCATGGTCGAATACGGCGATACCGACACGCAGAAGCAGATGACGCAGGCGCTCCACGACCAGATGGTCGCGGACGGCGAGGTCGTACAAATCGAAAGCCGCGAGGACGTTGCGGAGCACTATCCTGACCTTCGGGGCGTAAAAAAACAGGAACGCAACGCGCTCCTGAAAGAGAAAATCGGGGAACTGAAACGGCAGCTGCGGGCATTCCTGCAAACCCTTCGACCGAACACTTATGAATTTGAAGTGGACGGCGGCGTTCTGGAAGCCCGTATTTATGACGCGGCAATCCGTGAAGTAACAGACCGACTGACAGAAGCGAAGTCCAATATGCTGTACCAATCGGAAGAGATTTTCAATAACGCGAGGTATCTCTACAGCACGCCGGACTATGAGGGGAATCCACAAATCTACCGCTGGAACTATTTCTACACGCCGGTACAGATTGGTGGCGACATTGTCGGTGTTAGAATCGCTGTCCGCGATTCTGCGCAGGGCAACGCGAGCCAAATCTACCATTGGGGAATAAAAAACAACCGGTCCGTGGCAGTACCTGGGCAGGGAAATCAATCCCATCCCATTATTAGCTCATTAGACCGGTCTGTTGATAGTATATCACAGGATGGCGCGGCTGTCAACCCCGTGGGAGAAAACTCCGTCGGTGCAGCGCGAAAAGGCTTTGACCCGTACAGCAGTGCAGCCATCGAATACGGCACCATCGAGCCGGGCGAGAATCCGGCGCGGGTGGTGGATGTGCCGAAGAGCATGGACGGGCAAACGCGGGTCAGCACGGCAGCGGCGCACATTATGGAATCGAAGCTCGTGCCGGACAGCAGGCTGAACACGGTACAGGATTTGATCGTTTCCGGCGAGCTTTCCGATAGCGTGCGGAGTTTGGATAAGCTGTCAACCGACGCGAAGGCACTGGTTGAACGGGACATTCCCTCTGCGGTAGTCAAATTCGTCTCGGCGGTCGAGCGTGGGAGTGTTTCCGAAGCGCTCGTTGCGCGGGGCGCTCACCTTCTGAGCGTCGCCGGTGACAGCGACATGACAGCGGCGCAGTATGGGCAGCTCTACACGGCTATGGTTGATCTGTTGCGCAACACTGGCCGGGCGCTACAGGCGGCGCGGCTCGTGAAGCAGCTCACGCCGGAGGGTCGGATGCTCTGCTTGCAGCAGGCAATTCAAAACATCAACGACACGCGGGCAGAAAATGCGCAGGCGAAAGCCGACCGAATGGCAAGGCGAAAGGAAATCCGCGAAGCGTTCCGTGATGCCGACCGGGCAGAACGGGCGAAAGACGCTGCGGTAAACAAGCAGAAAAACGCCGTCGGTTCCATATCGGAAATTGTCGTTCCGGAAGAGATGTGGCAGGCGTATCGGGAGGCGACGACCGACAAGGCGCGGGATGCCGTCATTTCCGACATTCAGAAATACGTCGCGGACCAGATCCCTTCGACGCTCTACGACAAGTGGACGGCGCTGCGGTATCTGAATATGCTCGGCAATTTCAAAACGCAGATTCGGAACATCGCTTCCAACACGGGAGCAGCGCTGCTGTACACCGCAAAGAACCGCGTGAAGGCGCTGGTCGAAGCACCGGTTTACGGAATTTCCAAGGCTTTGAACCGGGCAACCGACGGCAAGGTTTCGGAATACGAGCGCACTTCCCCGCTTACCCCTGCTTCTGTTGCTGACCCGATGCTTTTCGGGCAGGCATGGAAGGACTACACGCAGTTCAAGGACGAAATTCTCGGCGACACGAAGTTCAAGGAGAATCTGCGCGGGCAGTACGCAAGAGAAATCGAGGCGAAGCGCCAAATCTGGAAGCTCAACGGGCAGTGGGGCACGAAAGAGGACAGCAACGCCGCAGCAAAGGCGATCCGGAAATCTGCGGAAACAGGGATGGCGCTGCTGCGCGGATATGACAAGGTAACGAGCTTTGCAATGGAGCAGGGCGACGCGATCTTCGGGCGGTTTGCCTATGCACAGGCGCTTTCCGGCTACCTTCGCGCAAACGGGGTCAAGAGCAGCACGTTTGAAAATGTCGATGCGGAGCTGATGAACCGTGCGCGGGCTTATGCCATCCAGCAGGCGCAGGAGGCGACCTTCCGCGACACGAATGCGGTGTCCACATGGTTCAGCGGATTTGACCGCAACTGGGGCAGAGCGCAGGTGTTTTCCCGTGGTCTGTTTGCATTCCGCAAGACACCGGCGAATATTGGCGTGAGAATCGAGCAGTTCTCCCCGCTCGGTGTGCTTAATATGTTCGCAGATATCATCGGAAAGACATCCGGGTTTGACATCAGCGGCAATGACATTGTGGAAGCGGCGTCAAAAACACTGACCGGCACGGGGCTTCTCTACGCGGGTTTCCTCGCGGCGGCGAACGGGCTAATCCGCGGCGCGGGCGGCGACGACGACAAGGAGAAAACGCTCGACGAGCTGGCAGGCAAGCAGGACTATTCCATCAAAATCGGCGGGAAATGGTATGACATTTCGTGGCTGGCACCGTCGTCCGTGCCGTTTTTGATCGGCGCGAATATCTACGACATTTCCGAGCGCAACAACGATCCCGGTTTCATTGAGGCGCTGCTGTACATCACTGACCCGATGATTAAAACGTCGATGCTTTCCGGTCTGAACAATTCCATCGACACGATCAAATGGTCGGATTCGCCGCTGACGGATATGGTCATTACCAACGTGTTCGGCTATCTGACGCAGGGGCTTTCCAACTCCATGATCCGGCAGGCGGAGCAGGCGGCGAACAAGGAAACGACCTACACCTACATCGACGAAGAATCGTGGATGCCCGACATTATGCAGCGCGTCCTCGGCAAATGGTCACAGGGAATCCCCGGCTGGGATTACAATCAAGCGGTCATGGTGGACGAGCTGGGGCGCACGGTGGAAAAGGGCGACACGGCGGAGCGCATTTTCAACGCGTTCTTCAATCCGGCGTACTACTCCGAGGAGGCGCAGAATCCAGTCGTGGACGAGCTGCAATACCTTTACGAGCTGACGCAGGCAGACCCCACGCTCAGCGAAATCAACGTCGTGCCGCGCTGGGGCGACAAGTCCTATTCCTACAGGGACAAGAGCGGGAAGAAGGTCACGGTGCGCTTCACCGCCGAGCAGTACGAGGAGTATTCCATCACGCGCGGGACGGCGATCACAGCGATGCTGACCGATCTGTTCAAATCGCAGACCTACAACGAAATGACGGACGAGGAAAAGGCAAAGGCGGTACAGAGCGTTATCCAAACGGCGACGCTGTATGCCAAGGCGGAATCCAAGACCGGCTATGTTTACCAGAAGGGCGAGAACAAGCTGCTGGATTTGGCGTTCGACGCGAAGCTGCCTGCCTCTGAGGTGTTCCAAGCAAAGGCATACCGGGACGATCTGAACGAAATGGACGCTTCGGCAAACGTCAAGATGTCGCACTTCGACAATTATGTTTCCCACAAGGGATGGACAGACGCGCAGAAGAAGGCGGTGCTGGAGGCTTACGGATCGTTCTCTACGACGATGCGCGGCGACACGGACCGATACGACGAGCTGACGGAGTACATCGGCAAGGACAAGGCGCTGACCGTTGTGGATGGCGTTGGAAAGCTGGAGCCGATCGGCGACGCAAAACAGGTTTCCGACGCACAGAGAATCCGCGCAATTGCGAAAATGCCACTTTCCGATCAGGAGAAGTGGGACGCATTTGCGGTGTATCGTGACGACGACTGGCGCATTGCGTTCTTCCGCAAGGCAGAGATCAACCCGTCGGTGTATGCGGCGTATCTGGAAGCAGCGCCGGAATACCGTCTGACGGCGGATGGGAAGAAGTCGAGCGCTTGGAACAAAACAACCATCTGGAACTGGCTGCGGACGACGGAGTATTCCTACGCCGTGCGGCAGAAGGTCGCGCAGATCGCGCTGATGGACAAGCCGAAGGAGGACGGGAAGAAATGAGCCCACAGGCGAGATTTTCCCTCCCCCCTGCTCTCGGCGGGCTGACAACGGCAGAAATGCAGCGGGTGATTCGCCAGGCAAACGTCGGCGCGGAGAATGAGAGGATCGCGCAGCTCTATTTTGTGGAGCGGCGACCGCAGGTTGACGTTGCAGCGGAGCTATATCTCGGCCGGGCTACGGTGCAGCGGAGGATTCCGGAGATTCTGAACCGGATGGAGAAAACTTCAAAACGAATTCTGCATTGAACGATGCCGCCTCTCGGGGCGGCATTTTTCTATGGGCAGAAGTGATGCACAAATGAGTCACAGCAGGAGGAGAAACACGGTATGCTGAAGCCATGAGGTGGCCACCTTAAATAATTTTACGGAGGATACACACATGGTAGAAGTTGAGAAGAGCTATGCCTCGAAGGGCGTAGCGGGTACGGCGCTGGGCTTCGGCATCGGCGGCGCGGCTCTGAGCTTGCTGAACGGCGGGCTTGGCCTGTTCGGTGGACGTGCTGCGGCGACTTGCAGCGAGAATATGCCGGTCAGCCGGTATGAGCTGGGGCAGCAAGAGCAGATTGCAAAGCTGCAATCCGAAATCGCCCTGCGTGACGCGAACACCTACGGCGATCAGAAGATGCTGGAGATGTACAAGTACATCGACGGTCAGCTCAAGGACATTCGCAGCACGATCGGCCAGCAGGCAGTCCACAACCAGCGCACCGAGGACAGCTTTGTTCTGGTGCGGCAGGATGTCGCGGCGGTCAAGCAGGAGTGCATGAGTGCGGTCGCGCAGGAGGCGGAACGCCGCTGCTGCGGTGATAACAGCATCGTGACGTATGCGAACGCGACCTTTTATCCGAAGATGGTCGCCGACATCACCACCGGCACGGGCACCACAGCGCAGACGCTCTACAATCCGCTCCCGAAGTGCGGCGGGTGCTGCTGCAACTAAGGCCAAAAAGGGGCGGCAGTAGCCGCCCCGACACTTAGGAGGTTTACGATGAAAATTGAAATGATGCAGTCCGGCCTTGCAAAGTTCATCGACCGAGAGGTTGTTCCGAGCTTGAGCGGCTGGGACAAGGTGCTCGTCGGTGGCGGCGGCGGGCTTCTGGCGGCAAAGCTGCCGCAGATGATAGAAAAGTATGCGGAGCATCCGATGATTTCGGCGCTCGGCGTATACGACAAGGACAGCGGCGAGGTTGACGTGGACGCGTTGTATCAGGCAGCGGTTCCCTACCTTGGGACGGAAACGCTGCCGATCAAGATTCCGCTGGTCGGGATCACCATCAAGGTCGGGCGGCGCGAGCTGGACAGCCTGTACGCCTACATTCGGGAGGGTTGACAATGAACGTAATGACATTGCTTATGGAGCGCATCGACGACGAGCTGCAGGACGCTTGCGACTACGCGAAGCTGGCGCTGGAGTACCGGGACACCGAGCCGGATCTGGCGGTGCTGTTCGCGCGGCTGAGCGAGGAGGAAATGACGCATATGCAGTTGCTGCACGGCGCTGCCGTCGAGCTGATCGAGCGCATCCGTCGGCAGGGCGGAACCGTGCCGGAGGCTATGGCGGCAGTGTATGAGTATCTGCACAAGCGGCAGATTGACAAAGCGGAGGGTGTTAAGCGGTATCAGTCGATGTATCGGAAATCGTGA